AGATTAACCGCCACTCGTGGACACTTGTTTCCCCACCGTGGACAGGGAGATTGTTAAAACTTTAACAGGATGCTTTAGCGCAGTAAATCACTACTATCATTTTATCTGATAGCCAGTTATCGTTTTACAGTATAATAAAATTTGCGAAAACACTTGTAAAACGTGTTATTTTATGGTAAAATATAGACAATGAAAGAGGGACGAGCAGTGACCGCATTTAGCGCACCGATACTCTTTCATAGAAAGGGGTATGTATGACCATTTACAGAAAATCTATATTTACCGGTGCGTGGTATAAAGTAGATAGAGTATCTACAGGAGCACATTATATTATTACTAACCGCATTTAATGTTTCACGTTAAACAACGAAAGGAGCAAAATAAAATGACTATGGAAGAAAGAAAAGTTAAGGCACGTGGAATCGCTGAACAGTATTTTAATGAGGCAAAATGGTGGCTCGATAATGCGGGTAAAGAGGATTCAAGAGCGATTACATCTTGTTCACGCTTTGCCGTTGCGGTTGAAATGTACGAGGCATTAACGGGCGAGAAATATAATTAAGTTTCACGTGAACACTGGTTCTCAAGGGTTTATCCATTAAAAGCCCTTGTCCATAGGCAACACGCCTAAAATATTATTAAAAGGTAGGTACATTACTATGGCAAAGACTAACATTAGCATCCCTGAAAACGAGACCAAGAACGAAAAATTTGTAAGAATCGCAAGCCCCCGTGTCAATGCTGTCATTGACAAGCTGGACATCTTGAGCAACTGCGCATCCAGCAATTACGAATACACTGAGGAACAGGTGGAGAACATGTTCCAAGCAATCCGTGACGCTGTTGACAACTGCTATGCACAGTTCCAGCCCAAAGTGAAATCCGAAAAGGAAAAGTTCACGTTCTAACTGTTTCACGTGAAACACTGTCTGAGGTATCGGACATATACGGCCACTATAAAACGAAAAGGAGCAACAGCAATGACTAAGAAAGAACAGATTGCAGATAACGCCATTATCGAACAGTATATAGACGAGTTAAACGCAGAAATCAGAGTTGACGGTTTACTATATTGTGGCCGCCTTGGAAGTTGTCAAGCCCACGTGTACACCACATCACATTTCACTGTGTTACGTTCTTACAATATTATTGTAGCCGCTGTGTATCACAGAACAGCAGAAGCCGCTCCTGTATTCATTGATTTTCTACGCCTTGTATATGGTTATAGCAGTACCAGCGCAAAGCAGATTGCAAAATTCAAGAACGATTATTACAACGGTAAAGGCTTTGAATATACATGGAGGGATTGTAGATGAAGTGTAATGTGAAATATGTTGTGACTATAAGATGGAAGCATTTAGGAATTCGTGAATATACGTTCGATAGCTTCCATGATGCATATGAAGCAATATGTAATGTTTATGGTATGCATCCAGATATTAAAATCACCTGTAAAACAGAAAGGAGGAATTAAATATTGGTTAAGACTAATTCTCGCAAGTGCTCAACAGGCCATATGACCATATCTCTACCATACGAATTGCAGTTAGAGATTGGCCGTGTAGCTTGTGAACAAGATATGAGTGTGTCGGCTTTATGCCGACTACTCTTTAGGGAGGAAATAGAGCGTTATGAGCAAAATAAAGCGTCTGGTAAATCCGGATACAGGCGAGATTCTTGACCCCAAGGAAACGCCTGAATATTACACTCTTGACGCTATACGTCATGCAGATGTTTGGACAGACGAAAATATTACGGCAGAGTATACAAGACTGCGTAAAATCGCACAAGAGCGGTTGAGGGCAATTTCCAAGTCTGACATCGGTAGAGCGTCTAAAACATGGCACTATAATCAGAATCGATTCAAACCATCTTCTGAACTTAGACCATACGAACGCAAGATATTACTTGCAGAAGTTGCTAAAATGATGCAGGCTGAAACTGGTACACTTGCAGGAATCAAACGCCAAAGAAAGAAAGCTATTCAGACATTCCATGAACATGGATATACATTCATTGATGAATCTAACTTCATTGATGTTGGCGAATTTTTCAGAGAATGGAAAGATAGCGAGCTTAGAGGATACGGTTCAACAGTTGCGCTTGACTTTTACGAGAAAATTAAGGATTCAGAAGCATTTGAGAGAGCTTCACAAAGAGTTGATAAATCTGCCCAACTTTTAAAAGATTTCAAAGAGTGGAAGAAACAGAGAGACGAGCCACATGAGCGGAAAAATAACGAAAATGAAAAATCGTCAGCCGACTTATTCAAAGAATTAGACGAGTTTCTATGATAATTCCGCCTGAGAAATTCCCTTATGACTGGCTGTATGAAATTCCACTTGTTAAAAGGAAATCAGGCAATCAACGAACGAAAAAGCGAACGAAATACAAAGATTTAATCACTGCATTTGACATTGAGACCACACGATTAGCAGATATAGAGCAATCTATAATGTACATTTGGCAATGGCAATTTGGTGATGAATACACAGTAGTTGGGAGGACATGGGAACAATTTGAAGCATTTCAACGTAAATTGGCGAACATTCTTGATGATTCTGTTTTGGTTGTTTTTGTGCACAATCTTTCCTATGAATTTCAGTTTCTGAGAGGTATTTACAATTTTCAGCCTGACGAGGTATTCGCAGTTAAGTCAAGAAAAGTTTTAAAATGCAATATGCACGAACATTTTGAGTTTAGATGTTCATACATTCACAGCAATATGAATTTGGACACTTATACAAAGAAAATGGGCGTTAAACATAAAAAGCTGACAGGAACATTTGATTATGACAAGTTGCGGTATCCTTGGACTGAACTGACTGATGACGAAATAGCTTACTGTGTGCATGATGTACAAGGTTTAGTTGAAGCAATAGAGATAGAAATGAAGCATGATGGAGATAATCTCTATACATTTCCATTGACTTCAACAGGTTATGTAAGGCGTGACGCTAAGAAAGCAATGTCAGAAGTGTCACAGAGTTTCATTAAAGGTCAATTACCGGATTATGAAATTTATAAGATGTTAAGAGAGGCATTTAGGGGAGGAAATACACACGCAAACAGATATTATGCAGATTATACGCTACATAATGTTCACAGTGCCGATAGAAGTAGCAGTTATCCAGATGTTATGTGTAATTGCAAGTTTCCTATTAGCGAATTTTATCGTCTGGGAAATATACCTTATGAAGAAGTAATCAAAATGATTGGCAAACGGCAAAAAGCCTGTCTGATGCGAGTTGCAATTACAGGGGTTTATTTAAAACGTATAGATTGGGGTTGTCCCTACTTATCACTTTCTAAGTGTAGATACGTTGAGAATCCTCTGATAGATAACGGACGGATAATCTCCGCTGACTATCTGGAAACAACTATAACAGACATAGACCTAAAAATTCTACTATCTGAATATTCTTGGAAAGATATTAAGTTCTTTGACTTTGCAACAGCCAGATATGGTTATCTTCCTAAACCATTGATACAAACCATTTGCCAATATTATCATTATAAAACAGAGTTAAAGAATGTAGAGGGGCAAGAACTTCTCTATATGAAATCCAAGAACAAGCTAAATTCTTTGTATGGAATGTGTGCGCAAGACCCCGTTAAACAGTCTATTCTATTCATTGAAGAAGATTTTAAAGAGCAGAATGACAATGAGGAAGAACTTCTAAAAGCATACAACAAAAAAGCATTTCTGGCCTATCAATGGGGTGTATGGGTAACAGCGTGGGCAAGATATAGATTAGAAGAAGGAATACAGCTTGCGCATGGTGATATTGATGACCCCAATGCTCCACAATTTGTATATTGTGATACAGATTCTGTGAAATATCTTGGAGAAATAAATCTTGATAAGTTTAATGCAGAACGTATTAAAGACAGCAAGGAAAGTGGAGCGTATGCAACAGACCCAGCTGGAATTACACATTATATGGGTGTTTATGAAAAAGAACACGATATGTGCGAGTTTAGAACGATGGGCGCAAAGAAATACGTATACAGAGAAAAGCCAGAGGACAAATTAGTTTGCACTATCGCAGGAGTTTCAAAGAATCTTGGAGGAAAGGAGTTAGAGGAGCATGGAGGTATCACAGCATTTCACGAGGGATTTACATTTGTGAGAGCGGGAGGACTTGAAGCAGTTTATAATGACAAACCCTGCATTTCAGAGTACACAGCGGAAGGAAGAACAGGAAAAATTACGTCTAATGTATGCTTACGACCCAGCACTTACACGTTAGGATTGACAGCCGACTATAAGCGACTATTAACAGAAAGTAGGTATGAATATGAATAAAACCGACAACATTAGAAAGAATACTACCAACTACCCCATGGATAGCTATGAGAGATTCTGTATGCGATGCCTTACTTATAATAAAGGTAAGTGTCCTGAAACTGGCGGTAAACCCACAAAGAAGTGCAAAATCTAAGTAACCAACAGCACAAGCTGTGGTAAATAAAATTTATTTAAAAGGAGAAAGAACAATGACTATCACTAAGATTAGCAAGGAACTGAACAAGAAGGAACTGTACAAGATGACCATGGACGCTGGCATTAAGAAGATGAAGGACTTTGTCGGTGCGAGCATTGACGTGTATGCGTATTGCATCTACACAGATTTTAACAGTAAGGATAACAAGGAAGTTGAGGTTCTGAGTGTGATGGACGAGGACGGCACCGTTTACGCTACTAATAGCGCAACCTTCAAGAAGGACTTCCTGAACATTGCAACCCTGATGGAAGGTGAGGATTTCTCTGTCGGCGTCACTTCTGGAACTTCTAAGGCTGGCCGTGAGTTCATTACCTGCACACTTCTCTAAGAAAATATGAGCCGCATTTATCTGGATAGCGGCTATCTGAATATCCATGAACTATTAAACCGGTCCTTGCCCTTCAATTTCGCAGTTGGAGGGCGAGGGACAGGCAAAACCTATGGAAGTTTGGTTGAATGTTTGGAACAAGAAAGAACATTCTTATTCATAAGAAGAACGCAAGCGCAAGCAGATATTGTAACAAGACCTGAGTTCTCGCCATTCAAGCGAATATGTGAGGATAGGAATTTAAACATTAGCTGTTCGCCTGTTACCAAGTATAACAGTGCGTTCTATTACTTCAAAGTAAATGAAGATGGAAAGCAGATTCCAGACGGCAAGCCGATTGGGTATTCAGCCGCACTCTCTACGTTCTCAAATATCAGAGGTTTTGATGCTTCCGACGTTGACCTTATGATATTTGATGAATTTATTCCAGAGCGTCATGAAAGACCTATTAAGAATGAATTTGAAGCTCTTATGAACTGCTACGAGACTGTTAACAGAAACAGAGAGCTGCAAGGAAAGAAACCTGTACAACTTCTTTGTTTAGCAAACGCAAACGATGTTGCAAACCCTGTCTTTATTGGTTTCAATCTTGTTAAGAAAGCGACTGATATGTTAGAGAAAGGCAGAGAAGTCTATCAAGACAACCGCCGTGGTATCTGCCTGTATATGTTACAGAAGTCCCCCATTTCGGAAGAAAAGCGCAATACCGTTCTGTATAGAGCAACAGAAGGAACACGTTTTTCAGAAATGGCACTGGATAACAAGTTTTCTTTCAATGACATGGGTAATGTAGGGAGCAGACCTATCAAGGAATTTGTTCCAGTGTGTGCAATATCAAAAATCTGTGTATACCGACACAAGTCTGACGGCACATATTATGTCTCAATGCACAAAGCAGGTAGCCCGCCCCAGTATTCCGACAGTGAAGCCGATATTCAGCGGTTTAGACGGATGTACGGCTGGTTGTGGGAAGCCTATATGCAACAAAAAATAACATTTGAGGAGTATCTTTGTGAAAATCTGTTGACAAAGTATCTCCGATGATGCTATTTTATAATCAGAGAAGGGGGTTGCACAAAGTCACAGCCGGAAGCTGGTGCAAGCCCTTGACTGGGGCAAGAAACCCCCTTCTCAATCTAAAATCCGGCTATAAGGAGAAATGATATGGATGTCGCAACTGTTACCCAGCTTGTTAGCAATCTTGGTTTCCCCATTGTATGCGTAGGCGTTATGTTTTGGATGCAGAACAAGGAACGTGAAAGCCATGCCGCCGAAAGTGAGCGTTGGACTGAGGTTGTTAAGGAAAACACAGAAGCATTGCGAGATTTGAAAGAGGTTGTAAGTCTTTTAAAGGAGCGTGTTACTTGTGGGAGCAAGGATTCAGAATGAAATAGCTGTATCAATTCCATTTGATGACATTGACAGAATTGAGATTTACCAAAACATATGGAATAAGAGAACAAAAAAGCGTTTGCCGTTGTCCACGATTATGAGAAAGACTGGTGCTGACTACGCAATTAACGGAACTCTTTACAGCATGAGAGACGGCAAACCTGTCTGTCCGTTGAAGTATGACAGTGAGGTTTTGTTTCATGGGAAGTATAGTTATCGTGGTTATGTTTGGGATAACTTTGATACCAACAGTTTCCATCTTGACATTGTACCTACTGACAAATGGAGTAACTACATTGCATGTTCGGACATTGTAATGAATGGTAAAGCACTAAGCAAGCCTATCTATAATGTAGCACAAGGCGGTAAACGTGGAAGAACAGCTATCGGAACAAAGTATGTAAACGGGCAATATAGATTGTGTCTTTACGCTTCCAAGGACGGAAGCCCAGCCAAGAAAACACCCGAACAGCTTGCAACTTTATTGCAGTCTTATGGATGGCGGGATGCAGTTATGCTTGACTGTGGTGGAAGTTCTCAAGGATATTTCAAAAAGGAAAAACGTCAAGTTTATTCCGGTAGGCGTACAGCGCACTACATTTTAATTTATTTGAAGAAAGGAAGAAAATAATATGGGCATTACAGAAATCATTAGACAGGGATTTGCAAATGGCGATTCTTATGAGGTCATTAACAAGGCGCTTGCAGATGCAGGTTTCAATCTGAAACTTGTTCCCCGTGAGAATACGGGTTGGACTGAACAGGAAATGAAGGAAGGCTTCAAGGAAGGAGAGCCCGGTGTGGTGTTCCCTGCCCTTGCAGATATGATGAAGCGAAATATGAAGATGGCCGGTATGGAAGAAGAAATCTGGTGCAAAGAGGGCAAGTACAAGATTACTTGGAACGAGGACGGTTATGCTACTAAGGCGGTGAGATGTAATGTTTAAGCCAGAAGAAATTTTGACCCTTGCAAAAGCGGGATTTACTGCACAGCAGATTGCCGGACTTTCTATGGTAGCTAATCAGCCTGTTCCTACTCCGGCACAGCCTGTTCCTATTCCGGCACAGCCTGTTGCTACTCCGGCACAGCCTGTTCCTACTCCGGCACAGCCTGTTGCTACTCCGGCACAGCCTGTTGACCCCGTGCTTGCAGAGTTGCAGAAGCTGACTGGACTGGTTCAAGGTAGTAACATCATGAACGTGAATCAACCCAAGGTTCAGACCCCTGAAGAAATTCTTGCTGAGATTATCAATCCAGCACCGAAAGGAGATAAATAATTATGCCTAATGTAAACGATATGACTGTTTTTCAGGCTGGCACTATCTTGCAGAGCCTTGTTAAACAGGCAACCGGACAGGCTGTAATTGCCGCCAGCACTCCCGGTGAGTTTGTCAGTGTGGCACAGACCGCACTCAAGACAGGCTACGACCCTATTCTGAACGCAATGTCTCAGATGTGGGGCAGAACAATTTTCAGCATTAGACCTTATAGCCGAAAGTTCTCTGGACTGGAAATGTCTATGGAGCGTTGGGGTAACGCAGTCCGCAAGTTGTCTATTGCAGACAAGCCTATTGAGGACGATGCGCGTTTTACTTGGCCTGTTGGCTACGATAGCACTAAAGCACCTAACGCACTTGGCGAGGGCGAAAGCGTGGATATGTACGCTCTGAATAAGCCTGACATTTTGCAGGTTAATTTCTATGGTCAGTCCGTTTACGAGAATAGTTACACTATTTTCAAGGACAACATGGACGTTGCGTTTACCAGTGCAGAGGAATTTATGCGTTTCAATTCCCTTGTGACTGGAAACCGTTCTGACAAGTTGGAGCAGTATAGAGAGAACATTGCAAGAGGTATTCTTGCTAACTACATTGGTTCTCTGTTGGCTGAGAAGCAAAACGCACGAGTTGTGCACCTGCTGACTGAGTATAATGCAGAAACCGGGCTTGCTCTTACCGCTCAGAATATCTATCAGCCTGAGAATTTCAGCAGCTTTATGCAGTGGGCATATGCAAGAATCGCAACCATTTCTCGCATGATGACTGAACGCTCTGAAATGTATCAGACCGTTATCAATGGGAAGCACGTCATGAGACATACTCCTGCCAATAAGCAGAAGGTTTACCTGTATGCAAAGGCTATGGATCAGTTTGACGCTATGGTTAAGGCAAACACTTTCCATGATAACTACCTCAAGTTTACGGACTACGAGGGCGTTAACTTCTGGCAGTCCATTGAAACTCCTGATTCCATTAGCGTCACTCCTGTATATACCAGTACCACTGGCGTTGCCACTACTGGCAAAGCTGTTGAACAGGCAGGTATCTTTGGCGTTATCTTTGACGAGGAAGCACTGGGTTATGCCCAGGTTAACAACTGGGCGGCGGTTACTCCGTTTAATGCTAAGGGTGGCTATTGGAACACCTATGACCATGTTAACTTCCGGGCTATCATGGACATGAGTGAGAAGGGCGTTCTGCTGTTGCTTGACTAAGCACTTGGGGGGGTGGGGCACTATCCTCGTGTCCTGCCCCTATAATAAGGAGGTCTTATGTTAACAGTAACACTCTATGAGTTCAAGAAAAGAGAAAATAGCACCAAAAGACCGGATGCAAGTGCTACGCAGAGAGACCATAGAGCTGTTCTTAAAATGCCTACCAGTTTATTGAGACCGGAAATTACCTTTGACTTTGGATTAAAGGGAAATCCCTCTTTTTACAACTACGCATACATTTCAGACCTTGGGAATAGATACTATTTCATTAGAGACTGGACTGTATCTGAGGGGCATTTGTGGACTGCACACATGGAAGTTGATGTGTTGGCAAGTTGGAAAAACAGCATTGGAAACAGCACTCAATACGTACAGCGAAGTTCAAAGACTTTTGACGGTGGCGTGATTGATGTACTATATCCGACTAAACAACCAGCAAGCGTGAACGTCTTTGAAAAAGCTACACCGTGGAAAACGTCCCTCGCAACCGGAACATATGTTCTGGGGATTGTAAACTCAGAGGACGGTGGCGTTGGAGCGGCACACTATTATGCACTGACACAGACGGAGATGAACAAATTCCTATCTTATATGTTAGGAAATGTTAATTATCTGGGGAGCATTTCAGAGATTTCAAGCGAACTTTTGAAAGTACTTTTCAATCCTATGCAATATATTGTGTCCTGTGTATGGTATCCGTTCGCCGTGGAAGGAACTGCTGTTGAATCTATTCCTATGGGTTGGTGGTCAATTCCTGTCAGCGGTAAAAAAGTAGTTGCAACAATCCATTATGAAACGGTTGAGTTTGAAATTCCAAAACACCCACAAAGTAGCAGAGGGGCATATTTGAATCAAGCCCCGTATACACAGTCAAGCCTATTCTTCCCCGGTGTGGGATGGATTGCTTTGAATCCGTCCTTATTGACTACAAGCACCCTAACGGCGCAATGTGCTGTTGATATGGTTGCAAATCAGGCACGGTTGGCGCTTAGTTCCGGGGAGGGCGTTTTTAGCCTAACGTTTGCAGAATTGGGAGTACCAATCCAGTTGGCACAACTTGCAAGCAACACACTTCCGGCAGTTGGTGAAGTTGCAAACTCTATTGCAAGTCTCTTTACTGGTAAGGGCAATATTGCAAGCGCAATCTTTTCAACCATTGGAGCGGCTACGGATATGGCTTTTCCTGATGTGTCAAAAATGAATACAAACGGTTCACTTGTGTCACTGTCCTATTCCTGCAAGTTGCGCATGATATTTTATTTGCTTGTGGACGAGGACAACGAGGATTTAGGCCGTCCCCTATGCAAAAAGAAAGTGCTTTCATCTATTCCCGGTTATCAACTGATTGAACACGCCGATATTGATATTGCGGGAACAAGCGAAGAAAACAGAATGGTAAAGGGATACCTTGAAGCCGGATATTTCTATGAGTAGGTGAGTTCCTATGGCATGGATTACAGGAAACAGATACCTTTCACTGTCTGAAATGCAGAATAACGCTGACCTTATGCACTATTTCTTCAAGTCTAATGGATGGACTGATAATGCAATCTCAGCCATGTTCGGCAATATGCAGACAGAGAGCACCCTTAACCCCGGCATTTGGGAAAATCTTGAGCCATTTGTAGGCGGCTATGGTCTTGTTCAATGGACACCTTATACACACTATTCAGATTGGGCAGGTACTGATTGGCAAGACAACGGACAGAAAGAGATGGAGCGAATCATATACGAGTTGGAGAACCACTTGCAATGGATTAGCACAAACACATATCCTATGACATTCAGAGAGTTTTCTCAGTCTACTCTTTCACCGTCATATCTTGCACAAGCGTTTCTTTTCAACTACGAAAGACCTACTGTAAAACCGCAACCTGACAGAAGCAAACAAGCTGAATATTGGTATAAGTATATTACTGGTGAAGAACCGCCTACACCGCCAACTCCCACCAATATTCCGATTTGGCTGTTGTTCAAAATAAAAGAAAGGAGATGTTAACTTGGTTGGAAACGGAATTCCCGCAAGCTACGATTATATCAACGTAGCTAATTCGGCGGTAAGCCCTTCCACTGTACATTGCAGAAACACAGCATTGTCACAGTATTTCGCCCGTTATCTGTTGCAGAAGGCTATGTCCCTCTTTAAATGGAAGTTGCCTGAACATTGGAGTAAGAACTACTTCCTCTATGTACTGTATTGCTGGGGTTATTTGGCTGTTGTGAACACAAGTACGTTTGGAGTTATCCCGCAAGGGTGCACTCTTACTGGATACAATGTTTTCTATCAGCCTACCAATGCAATTATCACTAACCCTCTATTGCGTGGCAACTTACAGCCAAGAATCGGAAGTCAGTGCACGATTATCCGCTTACAGCCTGACTATGGCGGCATCATGGATATTGTCGGATACTATGCCGATATGCTTGCACTTTGCGCTGAATCTGTCGGCATGAACTTGATGAACACACACCTTGCCTATGTGTTTGCGGCAGGTAACAAGACCGCCGCTGAGAGTTTCAAGAAGATGTATGACCGTGTAGCAAGCGGAGAAGTCTGTACAGTTATCGACAAGAATCTCTATAAGGATGACGGAAGTAAGGCGTGGGAAGCCTTTGAGCAGAACTTGAAGCAAGTTTATATCAGTTCTGACATTCTGAGCGATATGCGCAAAATTGAAGCAATGTTTGACACTGACATTGGTATACCCAATGCTAACACCGATAAGCGTGAACGCCTTGTCACTGACGAAGTTAATGCCAATAACATTGAAACTCAGAGCAAATGCGCTATGTGGCTGGAAGAATTGCAGGAATCTATCAAGGCTACAAACGATATGTTTGGCTTGGATATTTCTGTCGAATGGCGTTTCCCTGACGCTTACGAGGGGGGTGTTAATAATGTCGGCAACAGTGAGCCTGTTAGGACTGAAAAGACTGAATGAGGAAATCCTTGGAGAACTGGTTGTCCCGGAAGGCGTGGATATTGAACTGGTAAAGGATAACCTGCTTGCGGAGACTGCTGAATTGGAAGTAATTTACCCTGACGCTGTTTTCATGCAGGCTATGATTGGGCGTTGGAGCGCAAAGGAACTGCCTGTATGGGATAGACTGTATAAAACTACCCTGTTGCAATACAATCCTATCGAAAACTATGACCGACAAGAAAAGTGGACTGAGGACGAAAACACCAGTAAAAACCTTGACAGTAAAGAAACAGGTAGTAATACAACTCAGGCAAGCGACAGTTATAAATCACACGGAGAACGTGAGAACAATGACGGAATAAGCAAATATGTTAGTGCTTATAACGAGACAGAGTTCACTCCAACTGAGCGCACAACCGGAAACTCTCAAGTAATAGGAGACTCCAATGCTTCCTCTGAAAGCGATATTAACACCAAAACCAAGAACGGCCTTGTGTCTGACGAGACTGGCAAACGTGCACTGAACAGAGAAGGTTCTATCCATGGTAACACTGGATTCTACACCAAACAGAAAATGATTGAGCAAGAGCGGCAGATTGCGGAGTACAATATCATTGACGTTATTATCAACAGTTTCAAAAATAGGTTCTGTCTACAAGTCTATTAAGGAGGTGTTGTCATGGGACTATTTGAACAATTTCCTTATGCGAATTTCCACGAGTTAAATCTGGACTGGATTCTTAAGAAAATCAAAGAGCTTGACGAGAAAGTTGACAGCATTGAGGACAGAATCTTAAAGCAAGCTAACGCCTATACTGACCAGCAGGTTGGACTGTTGCGGCGTGACTTTGCACAGCTTGAAGCGGAATTTACGGCATTCAAGTCTGACATTAACGCTCAGTTTGCGGCCTATACCGCTAAACAGGACAAGGCTTTTGCTGACTATCAGAAGCTGGTCAACGCTCAAATTGACCTGCTTGAACAGGAAATCAGAGACGCAAGAGCAGAACTAAAAACGATGTTGCGGCAGGCTAACGCATACACCGATGCAAGCATGGCTATGTTGCTTTTGCAGTTGCCTGACATTATCACGAAGAACATCAAGAATGCAAAGGTGTATAACCTGCTGACAGGTACGTACGTGACCATTCAAGCAATGTTTGATTTCTTGTGCATGTTCCATGCGCCGGGCGCACTTACTTGCACAGGAGTATTTGAGCGGAATAACACCTGCACTGAAATTCAGCAGTACAATAAGACTTGTCAGGAATTTATCACTGACGCACGCAATTTCATTGTACAACATTAAGGAGGTATATATATGTCTACTCAGACCCCTAATTTGAATCTTGACCTGCGTGAAGGTACTGACATTTTCAACCCCTTGAGCACAAATGCCAACTTTGAGACCCTCGACAGCGTAATTACCGAAATCCGCAAGAAGGGTGGAGTGCCCACCTATACCACTACTGCAAGCGCAAACCTGCTGAAACTGTCGGAGAATCCTGTTCCCAATGAAACCCTGTTCAAGTTTGTGGCGGCTGGTGACGCCAACACATGGAGTTTTCAGGAGACTGTCAACAATATTGTGGCTTTGGACGGTCAACAGAAAACTGTCAAAGGCGGTGAAATGTATGTCGCATGGGTGAATGCGGCTAATGCCATGGTTGTTATGGCTTGGCCTGATGTGGTTGACGCTCAGACCTTTGACGGAAAAGGCCCTGCTGAATGGGCAAGCAAGGCGCAGTTGGATGCAGTCAATCAGACTGCGGTTAATGCTACTACTACCGCACAGGCAGCGGCTACGGTGGCAAATCAAGCAATGCAGACTGCACAAGCGGCTGGCATGAAACTGACGAAAGTTTGGACACGTACAACAGAAACAGGAGCTTTTACTGCCACTCTAACCAACACCCCTGAAAACACAAAACTTTTCCTTATCCGCTTTCTTAGCCGAATTAGCACCGAAAGGGAAGCGCGCAGCGGAACTGTTATAATCCCGTTAAGTCTAGACACCAATGAAACCATGATGATTTGGGATAGAACAGACAACAGCGCACAACCGAATATGTATATACGTGCAATCACAAGCATTACAACTAATGCTATCAAATTTGAACGTGGAGCTCGCTATGACAGCTTTTCAAGTACTGCTGGTGACGATAATGCGGCCATTCCCGTAGAGATTTACGCTCTTTCCTAAATATACAGCCCATGTTGAAATATACATGGGCTTATTTATATATCGTTACTTTAATGGACTAAAGTGCTCCATGTCCGCCTGCCACGTACAAATTGTGTCCGTGTTGTGCGCACAAATGTGTCCGTGTGGGAGGGACAAGTGTCCACGAGTGGCGGTTAATCT